CTCCTTACGCCGCAGCCTTGCGGATTGAAACGTCGATTTCGGTGTCCGAGTTCAAGCCCGGGGGCACCATGGTGGGGTTTTCCTGCAGGAACGTCTTCATGTTGGTCTGCGCGATGCGCTTCTCCAACAGGTCGACAGCGTCGTTCTCGATGACGAAGCGCTTGAACGAGTCCCAGTCCTGGGTGTAGTAACGCGTCTTCTCGACCAAAGACACGGTGCCGTGCTCGGTCTTCATCGACTTGGCGCCGACGGAGCGCAGACGATCCTTGATCTCGGTCTTGATCAACTGCTGCTGTTCCTTGAGGGCCTCGATTTGCCCGTCAAGTTCTGACAGCTTGGCGCGCATCTTCATGTAGATGCGGACGAGCTTGTCCAGCGGAACCGCATCCGCTTCTTGAGTCTGATCCATGCTTACTCCTTTCGTTGGGCGGGTCATCGTGCCCGCTTGTCAAAGATTTTACACACGGCCTTTTGCGTCTGGCAACCCCCTCTCCTTCAGTTCTTCGTTGAACAGGTCCACGAGCAGGCGGGCGTCGTCGACCTTGCCGGCCAGGGCCGTGAACATCTTCTTCTCCACGGGCGAGCCCTGGATGTGGATGACGGTGACCTTGTCCGAGTCCTGGCCCTTGCGATCCGCCCGAGCGATGGCCTGGGTGTACTGCTCCACGCTCATCAGGGGGCCGTAGAACACCACCGTGTCCGCAGCCGTCAGCGTGATGCCGTGCGCCGCAGCCTGGGGCTGCATGACGAGCACACGCGGCGTGGGCTGGGTCTGGAAGCGCCGGATGATGTCGGCCCGCTGGCTGGCCGTGACCCCGCCGTGGATCTCCTCGCAAGCGTAGCCGCGCTTGTTGAGGAAAGTGTTGATAGTAGAGATGGCTGCGCGGAACAGCGCGAACACGATGACCTTGCGCTCCGTCTGCTCCAGCGCCTCCAGCAGCACGTTCAGCCGGGGCGTGGCGTCGAACTCGACCGTCTCCTGGTTGTCCGTGTAGGCCACGCCGCAACTGATCTGCAGCAGCTTGTTCAACGCGGCAGCGGCGTTGACCGCCGTGATCGTCTCGCCCGCAGCCTGCGCCACCATCGCCGTCTTCAACATGTTGTAGTACTTGGCCTGCTGGGGCGTGAGCGGAACCTCGCGCGTCGTGGTGACGACGGGCGGCAGGTCCATGCACTGGTCTTTGGTGAACCGGATGGCGGGCTGCAGGGCAGCGAACACCTTGTCTGCCGCGTCACGCTTGGGCGACCACTTGAACATGGTGACCTTCTGCATGACCATGTCGCGCCATGCCGTGTAGAACGCAGGCACGTTCTTGGGGTTCACGAGCTTGGCCAGCCCGTAGGCGTCCAGCGGCGACTGCGCAGCCGGCGTGCCGGTCATCATCCACAGGTAGGTCTCGGGCTTGATGATCGACGCGAGCTTCTTCCATCGCGCCGTCTGCGGATTTTTGTATGCGTTGGCCTCGTCCACGATGATCAGGTCGAACCGGCCATCGTTGCGGATCTCGTTGGCGATGATCTCGACGCCCTCGTAGTTGGAGATGACGAACTCGAAGTCCTGCTGGATCAGCTCGATGCGCCGTGCCGCGTTGGAGTGGTGGCAGACCACCGCGCTCCTGTGGATGATCGAGTTGCCGATGTCCTGCATCCAGGCCGTCTGCATGATCGACAGCGGGCACAGGATCAGGCAGCGCCGAACCTCTCCGCGCTTCATCAGGTAGTCCGCCGCCCAGAGCGCGGACATGGTTTTGCCGGTGCCGGGATCGTTCAGCACGAACGCACGCCTGTTGAGCGTGAGGAAGCTCGCGGTCTCCTTCTGGTGCGCCATGGGCTTGTAGCGCCCTGGCCAGTCGTAGCGCCCGTAGATGGGCGACGGCACGTTCTTCACGCCCAGGTTCTTGAGCACCCGGACTTCGTCAAGCCCCCACCAGACCGTCACGCGGTAGCCCCCTTGGATGGGCTCGGCGTGGTGCTTGGGGATCAGTTGGTAGCGGTGGGGGTTGCGTGTCTTGAATACTAATAGCTTGTTGTCTACTACTTCCATGCTTGCTCCATTGTTGTTCAGCGCTTGTCGCTGCGGTTCGCAGTCTTATCGCGCATCCTCAGATTGCCCCTGGCGGATGTGCCGCCGTTCTTGAGGGGGCGGATGTGGTCAACATCCTTGCCGTCGCCTTTGTGGGCGAGCCCCGCTTTCTCCATCATGCGACGCGCCTTGACGCGCTCGGCCCTGCGCTTGATCTGCTCGGGCTTGCCCTGGAACAGCTCGTACTCACGCTTGTAGTCTCGTGCCATGGGACACCTCAGTTCGGGTGGAAGGAACACTCTTTCACGGGGCACCAGCCGCACAGGGGCGACTGTTTGGGGTTCCACACGCCGTGCGCGAAGCTGGCTTCGAGCTTGGCGGTGCGCTCGCGGTAGTCCTGCCAGACGGCAGGGGCCTCGTCCCGGTCCATGCGGTGCGTGGTCATGTGGTTCTTGACGACGAACATCAGCGCCGAGTGGACGCGCCGGATGTGGGGGAAGTGCGCGAACACCATCAGCGACATCAGGCGGAGCTGGTCGATGTCGGGATACTTGTGGCTTCCCGTCTTCCAGTCCACGACCCGGGCCGTGAGGTTGTCATCGTCGATGATCAGCAGGTCCGCGATGCCCCGGACCCAGCGCTCCTTGGAGTCAAAGGCGCAGGGCTGCAGGTCAAGCGTGATGCCCATCTCGTGTTCGAACAGCTTGCGCCCAGGCTTGGCGAGCAGCGCGTCCACCACCGGCTGGACGAACGCGAACTGTGGTGGGATGGGCGTGCCGTCCCTGCCGTAAAGCTCCACAGCCTTGTGTAGGTCTTTGCCGTAGATCGTCTGCGGCGTATCCTTGAACGGATACTTCCTCAGCACGACCGCTTCGTGGTACTGACGCGGGCACTGCTCGTACTTCTTGAGCGCGGAGTGCGACCACGTGATGGGCTTGGTTTCCATTAGAGCTTGGCGGTTAGTACCACTTCTTTGAGGCGATTGGCAAACGCAGTGACGAACGCTTCGTCGCGGTACAGCGGGTGGTTCATGTCATCGAGGATGGCATGCGTGACCTCATGCCAGAACGTGTCGCTGATCTCTTTGTCGGGCAGCTTGGCGCCGGTCCAGTAGTTGACGTTGGCGATGTCGATGGTGCGGGACTTGTAGTCCACGCGCCCGACAGAGCCGCGCGGCCCACGGACAGACTTAGCTACCTGCACCTTGTACGGGATGTTCCCCAGCTTGAACGATTTTGGGATAAACATGCTGCCACCTTTCTTCCATTATGTGTAGCGTGTGGATGAGCACACGCGTTTCTGCGTTCAGGAAGCGTGCCACTTCCTGGGCTTCTCCATACTTGTGCTCAAGGCACAAGTCGTGGATCTCTCGGGCCATGCTCTCGATATTCATCAAGGGCATGGCGTAGTCAATCAGGTCATCCTTTTGCAAGTCCATAACGCTCGTGCGCTCCAACGTCTGCATTCAACGGGATCCCCGGCAGGTATGACGGGGTCGCGATCATCTGGGCCAAAACCCACGTTTTGGCCTCGTCCTTCTCTGCCTCCGGTGCCACGGCGATCTGCTCGTCGTGGACCGTACCCACCACCGGGTAGCGCTTCGCGACGCGGAGCATGCCGTCCGTCATCACGCAGCGGGCCGTGCCTTGGGTCACGTTGTTGCAGACCTTGCCGGGGTAGAGCTTGGAGCGCTTGCCGTTTCGCCCGTCGGAATAGGTCCACTGAACGCGACCCTTCGGTCCGTCCTCTGGCTTGAGGTCAGGATACCTCAGACTCATGCCGCTTGGCAAGACGATCTCCTCCTTGCGGAAGGTCAGGCACTTGTGCTGGTACTCGTTGCCCCGGAAGAGCGAGTGCTCGATCAGTTCTCCGAGCAGGTTCCAGAACCCCACCACCGGGGTGGCCGTCGCGCGGTACTTCTCGATGATGGCCTTGGCCGCGAGGCAGTGGATGGCAAGCTCAAGCTCGGAGCACGTGTGCGGGATCGCCGCCATGGTCGTGAGGTTCTCCTCCCAGGACAGGAACTTCTGCACATCGGCCCCGGTCACGCCCAACTGCTTGGCCTCGTCCCTGGTGTAGCGCTTGGGCGGGGCGCCCAGGAAGCCCGTCAGTAGCTGCGCGGCGAAGCTCGCCCAGCCCAGTTGATACCCTGCCCCCAGCAGTGCGCTCTTGGCGCTCTGGCGCTGCGTTGGGTGGCTATCCTTGGTCATGCCGGGGATGCCGAACA